GGGGGCAATAATCCCCGCTGTGATTAAAATTTGTTGCATCTTATTTCTCCTTTTCGATTTTGCTTTCGAGCTTGTCAATTTGCTCATCAAGGTAATTCGTTCTTTCTTCCAAGCGATAGGTTCGCTCTACTACACTATTGTGCTTTTCCACTTTCTTTTCTAATTCCTGAATCCGAAAAGTAGTTATCTTAGCACTAGTAATAATCCCGCCAAATGTTCCGATTAAGGAAGCACTAATTGTCACGACCGCATTTATGACGTCTGGTGCCATACACTACTCCTTCTTAGCAGGGGCATCCCAGATTGGTTCACCCGCTTCGTCAAATTTCATAATGTAGAAATTTCTGTCAAACATATTTGTGAATTTAAAGGTTGTGATAGAATTGTTGTATCTATCAAACGCCCAAACAAGCGGTACTTCCACCAATTTACGTTTGCCGCCCACAATTGCGGGGCGTTTTTGTGTTTCTTTGTAAATGTAGTAGTCATCCGTATCATTTTTAAAACGAATAAACTCACCGTTTTCGTCCATATATCTAAGAGCTGTCTGCAAATCAAACGGCTCTGCGATTGTGTCAACATTTAAAAGTTCTGTCATTTCTTTTTCTCCTTTTATTCTTATATAAGTTTTCCATTTGGTACATTGCCGACGATTGGAAAGTCGTCAACGGTTGTATATGTGACCGTTCCAGTCCATACGCGATCGCCTGACTTGTTATTTGTATATCGAATAGAACCATCAGATTCTAAGTGGACAATGCAAGTTGCGTCGATTATTGCGCCATGATTACCAGTTAACGTCAAGTGTACTTGCGAGATTGGTTTGAAACCATCAGGAATTCTTTCTAGCGCTCGTTCATTTTCGACTACGTCTCCAATGTTCTTGATAACTCGCGTCACAGAAATTGTCACAAGATTACCGATACGGACAAATGTTGCGCCAATACCCCACATCAAGCTAGAAGTTGCTTGTAACCTCGTCTTTTGTAAGACGGTATCAATACTAAGCAAGGAATAAGAATTGGAATAGCCCAAACTCCAAGAACCTGTTCCACCTTGCGCTTGGGTGTTGTTAATCTTTTGAAATTCTATTACTTCAGGAGAAATACGCATTGTATAAGTCAATCGGTCTGCTGCATCATAAGCATTCATCAAAAAACCATTTGGAAGTATCATGATTTCTTCTTTTGGAATGTGCGAGCGAGCTCCTGCGGTGTTGTGATTGGTGATTTTGATATTCTCACCAATCTTAATCTCTCCATAAGTACCGCTGGTACGATATTCGTTGATGATTTCACCAGCTTTAACCTTACCCAAGTTAGAAGCTAAAGCACTCAACTCCTTGACATTGAGCTTGTCCGCCGTGATTGCCCCGTTGACAATCATGTCAGCCTTAATCTTTAACAGCTTAGCGATAATCTCTACCCATTCGGGATTCTGAGAAATCATGCTGGCCAGCGTTTGACCGTTGACTGTTTTCTCGGAGCTAGAAACCAAACCGTTCTCGTCGATTTTGATTTGGCTTTTTTTGACGGTATTATTGCTTAACTCTTGTACTGACTGTGTAATCTGATTCGCCCGCTGGTCAAATGTGGTTTGCGAGACTTTGCCATTGACCTCTTGCTTAACTGCCGCAAGCTGACCGTCCACGCCTTGCTTGTACTCAGCTAGTTTGGTTTCGGTATCTTCTGGTGCTGGGCTCCAGTCGGTTGGAATGATGCCAAGTTCGAGCTTAAATTTGGCTTTATCTTTGTCTAAGATGCGATTTTCAACCGAGATAGCTAAGTATCTAGCGTGTTTGGTCAATTTGATGGGTTGTTTTAAGTACTCATTAAAATAAAATGTTGAGTACCCGTTTGAGATAGGGTTTTGCTGCTCGTCGAATAGCTGCAAGCCTGCCCAAAGCTTTTTAGCGTTAGGTTTGAGCTCCCAGATTTGCAAGAGATAATCTGTATTTTTAACCTCAATGAGGTTTGAGTACATGTAATTATTATCTCGCTTGAGACCATTTTGATAATAACCATTTTTGTTAAAGTTTGAGTAAGCGAGTAGGTTGTTTCCGCCAATTGACAGCTCCTCAAACCGCCGATTCACGCCTTTTACATCTTCCGTATACTGGCTTTTGCCAACGTAATTTTCAGCTGTTTTAATTCGTTCAGCTTCTATCTGCTTAGCAGTTTCTTCTCTGCTATACTGCTCCAATTGCTCTCTGCGCTTACCGTCATTCGCCACATAGCTTTTAACTGCAGTCATGTCTGTTTTCAGACCCTCTGCAGTTTTTTCTAACGTGGTTTTAGCTACGGTTATTTGCTCATCAACATCTTCTGGTGCCAGACTCCAACCGCTTTTTGTGTTGCCTTCAGCAATTTTAATCTTCCAAGCGCTCTTATCAGCTACATTTTTGTAAGTATTTACTCGGAGCATGTATGTCCCAGTGGGACGATTCCAAATGAAAACAGTCCCGTTCTTATCGGTATTTTTATCCGATATTATTTTGTGAATTTTATGGTCAAGGCTGGCCAAAATGATAGTAACTTTATCAGTATTTTCCACGTTGAGAGTGTCATCGTTAAATATTCCGTCAGTCTCAGCGGTTAATATGTACTGTTTACCTTCAACCATATCTATTGTCGATTTATGGTAGTATTCCAAATTATCATAGTTTGTTGGTTTTTTGTCTGGTTTAAATGGCCCCGCCGAATTTCTCAGCAAATTCAGCCCGCCAACGCTAATTTGACTGATTTCCTCCCGAATCCCGTCTGCGGTTTGCTTGACCTCTGTTTTGCTGGCTTTGTCGCCAAGCTGACCAGTTATCCGAGCGAGATTTTGCTCGTTGGATTGCTCGTAAGTCGTCTGTTGCGTGCGGATAGCTCCCACGTCTTTCTTCACTTGCTCAATCTTAGCGGAGCTTTCCGCTTTTTCTTTAAGCAAATCCGCCCTAACATCATTCAGACCTTCTTTGGTCTGTTTCATTTCCTCTTGCAAAGCATTGAGAGGGGCTGGGTCTGCAGGGTCGCCTTTGTCCCCTTTATCACCTTTTGGTACAATAATCGTCTTGTTGTCCGAGAATGTCACCTTGACCCCGTCCGATTGCTTTTCTGCTTTTGCAACCGTGATAGACTTACCGTCAGAACCTTTCGCACCGTCATTGACATTACTAAAAGTGACTTGCTCTCTGGCAACCTCTTTTCCATCAATCAAGGCAATAGCTGTCAACACTAGCTTACTGGACATGCCAGCCGCCTGAACTTCAAAAGTTGGAGACGTGCCAAATCCTTGATTATCAACTAACCATTTCCACGCACACTCAACTGGCTTCTGCCCTCTCTTTAAGCTCGGATAGATTGTTGATTGTCCTTGATTGTTTTTAAAAATAATCCCGTTGTTGGTCGCTAATTTAATAGTGTAGGGCGTTGCTTCGAGTGTTAGTTGTTCCACTCTTTGCAACAGTTCATTGGCAATCTGGCTCGACTTCCGGACATAGTTTGACAGCGTGGTTTTGACATCGCTTGTCTCTAGTAGAGCTTCTGTCTGCTCGCTAATACGTGCTTGTACGTAAAGCGGAGGGTCAAAGTGCCGTCCGTCAATCAGTGTCTTTCTGTCACCGATGCTACCGTCAACTGCACCTTCCACCTCATAATCTACTTTTAATTCACAGTGCTTTTTGAGTTCAGACAGCATATAACCAAACAATGCTTCTTTGCTTGTGTGTTCAGTCTCGCTATCTTCGTTGATGATGTACCCGTCATTTGTCTTTCGAGCGATTGACGGGTATTTATCCCTTGCTTGCGGTGCGTAAATGGTATTGCTATTATTGTAAAAAAGCAGATTGCCTTTATCGTCATAGATTTTTTTATCTAGCCCAGCCATCGTCAGACCGTCTTTGCCTGTTCTGCGAATCGCGGTATAAAAATCATCCATGTTGTCCGAGTAGTTGATAACTTTCAGCTTTTCACCCACTCTAACAGGCATACCCGTCTTATCTTTGCCGAGATTGCCCTCGCGGTAAATATTAACCACATGACGTTTCAGCGAGTAGTCATTGTTTAGCTCTGTGACAAATTCCAGCTCTGCGCCAAAACTGTTGGCAACCGAATAGAGCCGCGCTAGAATCGTGTCTGTTCCGCTCCATTCCAGCTTAATGGACTTATCAGCTACTTCATTGATGCCAATCTCGAATGAGTGTTCTGGATCGTAGTAATCGATGTATTGCTTAATGGTCATAGCATTTGCTGGCTTGTGCGGGCCACGCTTTTCTTTGTTCGCTTCCAAACTCAATGAATAGGCTGTTAGCTCAATCTTATAGCCCGTTTTCTTGACGCTGTTAATGTTCAGCCAAAAATCCTTGTCCTTAAACCGAAAAGCTAGCTTTTGTCCGCTTTGAGCAACCATTTTCTTTGAGTGATAAGTCAGCACAAGGACACTACAAGCGCCTTTTAAAAACTGCGTTAGATTGGCGGAGTTATATTTGATACCACTCTTATTATCAAAAAAACCGACATTATGGCTGTCGGTTGTATCACGGATGGCAATCCGTACATTTCTTTTACTCAAATCCAAGCCTCCTCAATCTCTGCTCGTGCACTTTCTACTTCCGCAAAGCTCGACACAAGCAACTGTACTTTTGTTTTGCCGGGCGGCACTTTAAAATAGTCCGTCCCAAGAATTTCGTCATCAGGCGCTAACAAGTTATTGACATACAAGCGTCCCTTTTCTTCTGGGTTTACTTCTCCTGTTGCGTCAATAAAGAGTTCTGCCCCTGTTGGATAACGATTGGGGACATCGCGCCAAAACGGCACGTTCAATTTGTAAAAGGAGAAGTCATTCAAATAATGGTGCGTAACTAACTGATTGATAGTTGAGTTGCCACCTTTATATTGACCGACAAAAAACTGCACCTTAGCAGCTTGCTTATCCTTGATTCTTGATTCGATAAAAGAATGATATCCGCCATACCAAAAGTAGGTGACTTTATCCCCTTGTTTGCGTAAGTCAAACATGTTTCGGTTTTGGTCTTTACCCTCTAAGCTATATGGGTTATCCTTTACCCAAAGGGTCGGCGAGAACTCGATAGATTTGACAACCCGACTACCGCCAGCACCATCACCCATGAGAAAAAGAACGAGTGCCTTATTTCGTGCTCGTTCACTTTTTTCAATGGCCATACCAGCGATAAACTTATTCTCACTATCTACTACCGACAAGCACCAAGCCCCTGTCTGACTGACTAAGCCAGTTTCGAACCAAGCGCGAGCCCAGATGTACCAGTCTTTCGCCTGATCAGATAATTCCAATTCTTTAACCGCTCCAAAATACGCCCCATTGACCGTATTTGTAAAGTTAGCTGGTAAAACTCCCAAACGTCCACCTAAGTTGGAATCAGCAGACATTTTTGTAACCACCCTCTTATTTTGGTTCTCGTGGAAAATAGTGCCGTCCGTCCAATTGTTAAAGTCCCCTTTACCGTTTGCGGCTAAGAGGACGTTTTTCTTCTCTTCTACCAAATCCGTTTCTTCGATTTTCCCAAATTGCATAGCTCCATATTGACTGACAATACCAACATAGCCCGATTCATGCTTGAGCTTGATTCGGTAGTTTACTGATACTTCTTCATTACCTTGATTATCAATTTCGGCCTCTAGAATTCCCTCCGAGTTTTTAGTAAAAGTGAATTCCTTTGTAACGTTTGTATGCGCGACTCCGTCTGGGATAAAAAAATCAATGGTGGTTTGGTCATACCAGTCAGAGATACCTTCAAGTTCTATGTCTCCTTTCGGGATAGCGAGATAAAATCGATTAGGTTCGTCTGGCAATTCCAATTTATAAGGTTCTTTCGCTGAAAGCAACATCGCAACATGTTCTCTTAGAGTGTTTAGGTTTGTGTTCTCAATTTCAGGGTATTCAATTGTATCAACAAATGTTTGGGATTGCATAGCGCGTGAAGCTAAAGCTACTTTAATTTTAATTACCTTGGCTCCGTAAGAGACTTCTTGTAAGTCTACCCCTGTTTCAACTAAATCTTCAGTTGTAAGTATGCGTTCATTCCCAATTGTTCGTTTAATTTCTAAAATATTCAAAAAAGGCGACAAATCAACACCTTTAAATGTAAATTTAGACATTATCTTTTATCCCCCAAACTAGATTTTCAAGTCGTTGTCTTCCGTTTTGATAATCGGTTATATCATCACCAGTTACTCTAGCAAACTCTCTGCTATTAACCTTAATAACAGTATCTCTCGAAGCAAGCTCTTTGATTATAGCCAGTGATTCTTTAATGATTCCCGCTTGTTCGCTGTCTTGTTTGCGATATGTCATTTCAACTGAGCTTGAGTAACGTCCTGTGTCAAAACTATACGCTAAATTATCACTCATCATGTCACTTACTTGCACACTGAATTGCTCAATACCGTCAAACATATTATCCATAGATTTTGCGACAAATTTAGTGCTTCGGTCAATACCGACAGCCACACCTTGACCAATAAATAGCCCGACTTCATCACGGAATAGTCGCGACGGTGAATGGATTTTAGCTTTAGCTTGCGCTGCTCTCTCCGCTTGTGCTACAAGAGCATTAGCCGCAGCCGTAACAGATCCCAACGCCGAATACATACCAGCAGCAAGACCTTGACCAATCATTGCGCCAATATAGCGCATTGATCCAACGCCTGCCATCGCCGTTGAGCGGATTGCGTTGACCATAGCGGACGTTGCAGCTATAGCTGAGCCAACACCCGAACGAATGCCGTTTGTCACACCATTAGAAACACCTCGCCCTGCTTGTTGACCTGCTTGCGTCATCTGTGTTGCTGACTGTCTTACCACAGATACCATCTGTTGCATACTCGACCGCATTATAGAGACGGCTTGCACCATAGAAGCCCCAATTATAGAGACCATACCAGACATACTGCCAGCAGTTATCGCTCTTAGAGATGATAGAGCTTGTCCGACTGATAAAGTTGCGCTAGATGTTTGATACATAGCGGTTTGCATTTGATAGATGGCAGTAGTCACTTGATAAGCCGATGTCGCTATCGTAGACATAGCAGTTGACATCATAGTTACATTGCTACCAAATGCAATGATTGCTCCACCAGCGTTTGTAATCGCGCTATAAAGCATGGTAAGACTAACATTAAATGCAGTCACTAAACTTGATGCAACACTAAGGCCGACAAGGGATGCGATTGCTCCACCTGCAAAAGCGGTCATGGCTGCGCTCGTTTGCATCATGGCTGGTGCAAGACCTGTGATACTGGACGAAATAGCAGGAATAGCATTAGCAAGATTTTGTAAAACACTTGCAGTAACTGTTCCACTCGCTTGTACCATCACCAAGCCTTGACCTAGTGACTTCATACCAGCCCCAGCACTTGCCATACCTCCGCTTTGCGCTGTAATCTTACCAACTCCAACCGCCACAGCTCCAAGAGATGCCGCCATATCAGCGAGATTAGTATCAGTAATCATCACTACGCCTTTAGCAAGTTCTTTAAAGCCTTTACCAGCATTTAAAGCGGCGTTCCCGATTGAATCAAAAATTCCAGATATACCATCTAAGATGTTGCGAACAGCTCCGCCAAACCCCTCTATAACGCCTTTAGCGCCATCAAGAATATTCCTAATCTGTTCTCCCAATGTTTTAAATAAATTGGTTATGCTGTTAATGATTGGGCTAATTTGGCTTACTAAATTGTTAAATGCCGAGACCAAGTCTTGCAAGACTGGTGCAATTGCCTGCACCATTTCGGTTACAGCCGGCATAAATGGCGCTAGTGCTTGTACTATTTGTACAATAGCCTGTGAAACAATTTGAACACATTGTGTAAACACATTCCCAATAATCTCTACTATCGGTGTTACTGCTGTTGCGATTTGAGCTATTGCATTCCCTAATGCCGTAATCGCTGGCGCTGCGGCACCAAATGCTTGACCAACTGCAACTATTAAAGGCGACAGTTTAGCAAGTGCGCTAGTCACTACTGGCAACACCCCAGAAACTCTCACAATTGCATTAGCAAAAGCTCCGATAATAGCTGTTGCAACTGTAGCAAATGCTTGACCAACTGCATTAAGGATTGTAGCCACGCCGCTTGATTGAGTTGCAAGCAGAGCAAATCCAGCAGCAATAATAGCAATACCAGCTCCGATTCCAACAGCCGCAGTTGCGACCGCGGCACCAAATGCAATGATGTTAGCAGGTCCAGCTGCTTTTAAAGCTGTACCTAATCCGATAAAGGCATTAGATAGACCTGTACCAATGCCTTTAGCCGCAACACCAATACTGACACCTACAGATTTGATAACTGATGCAATAGATTCTAAAACTTGAGCTAGTTTAGATTTGCTTTGCGTCACCGCTTCGATAGCGCCAGTTGTGCCATCTTCAGCATTTTTTCTAAAAAAATTAAATGGATTGAATGACTTGATGAAATTTAGTCCCCTAACTCCTTTTGAGACTAATTTTGCTCCTGTTGAAAAAGCCAAAAATCCAGCAATTCCGCTAACTAAAGCATTAGTAAATCCTTTAACAATATTCGGGTCTAAATTTGCAATAAAATCAGCGATAACTTGCACCACTTGCGCAATCACTTTAACAACATTACCAATAACTGTGCCTAACGTCGACCAAGCTGATGTTTCCGCAACGCTTGTCACAATGTTATTGTAAGCAGCAACCAAGCTATCAAAAGCGCCTTTTAAAGCCTTGACAGCTCCTGTGTTCGCAAATGAGGTCATAAATTTCTGGACAATTTGAGCGCCAGCTGAAACTGTGTTTAAAATCGCACCTATCACATTTGATATTGTGAGTAAGATTGATGTGCTATTTCCTGCAGATTGAAATGCTTGGCCAATTGAATTTATAGCCCCTTTTACGCTAGCAAGAGCAAGATTGAATTTAGTAATTAAAATAGGATTGAATACTGTGCTAAATGCCTTTTGAATATTGGCTATTCCTTTTGAGACATCAATCTTGCCCAAAAAATCCCCAAGATTCTTGGCAAATTTGTCAAAGTTTATTTTTTCGAGAGCGTCAGACAGTGCATTAACCGCCTTAATACCAAATTTATTAAGGTGTTCAAAGGCTGGCATGAGCTTATTTGAGAGAGACTCTTTCATCCCGTCAATGGCTTGGTCTACGGTTTTAAATTCTGTTGCCATTTTTTGAAAAGCGTCAGAGTTACCAGCACGATTCATGGCATCGAAAAACTCCTCTGTGTTGACCTTGCCATCTTGGACTGCCGAGACTAGTTCTGAGGTACTCATTCCCATTTCTTTAGCTACAGCAGCCATACCGGCTGGAGCCTGTTCCATCATGATTTTAAAGTCCATCCAAGCAACTTTAGGTTTACTTGCCATTTGCGTTGCTTGAGTAGACAATGATTTCATGGCTTGAGCTGGATTCTCAGCTGAAGCCGCTAAACCACCAAAGGCCTTTACCAAACTACCAACATTCTTAGTACCGACTGCATCCAATTGAGAATACGTGCTTGCCATATCTGAGGCTGAATAAATAGTCTTGGTTGCAAAGTCTTGCATTTCAGTCTTAGCTTTGGTGATTTCTTCTGTAGACCGTCCGAACGCTTGCAGGTTACCCTCAAAAGTTTTCCATGCCTTTTGAGAGCTATTCAGTTCTCCCACCATCGAAGAAACACCCGAAGTCAACGCACCAATGCCCGAAGTCAACGCAGAACTAATCAGATTCGCTCCAAGAACCGACTTAAAGACAGAGCCTACTTTACCTGCCATGCTCGTTAAACCTGATACTGATTTTTCAGCATTTTTAAAAGCACTAGAAAATCCGCTATCTCTTGCTTTTAATATTGCCTCTACTGTATATGATGATGGCATTAGTAATCTCCTTCCTTATATTCTTTCATTCTTTTGGCGATAGCTATTAGATCACTATTGACAGGCGTTCCGAAACTGCCACCCAAAACAGCGTTTCTTCGTTTAGCTTCGTCGTAAAAGTCATCAAATTTCTTATAAATGTATTCTTTGCCGTTTTTATCAGTAGCTTTAACGATACGATTTAGATAAGCCTGCACATATAGTTCTTGCTCACGTTCGAGGCGCTTCATAGTATAACCGCGTTTTCTTATCCTAAACTCTTTCACAGTCATTCTTTGCGCCTCTATAAAATCTGTCACACCAAATAAGCCCACAACAGTAGCTAACATATCCTCGTAAACTTCTTGCGAGCTGTTAGCTACTGTTGTTTTTACAGACCCATTTCTTCCAGAGTTTTTGTGACTTTTAGCTTTGTCATCGGTGCAGTCTTTAATGCAGATAAAAAATCATCAAAGGTTTTTTCTAAATTATCGCCTTGTTCTTCAATCCACACTTCAATGTCTGCGACACTTGGAATTGTTTTAAGCGTGTGAGTAGCCGACAAGATGATATCTGCAAGGACAACTGGATTGAAATCCTTTAAATATAGAACGGCTGATTGAACGCCCATTCCAAATGTCAAACCGTTGCCTTTAGCTTCGTAACGTTTATCCATTTCGCGGATAAAGTCAAGTCCAAAATGTAAATCGTATTTCTTGCCATTGATTTCAATTTGTTTCATGTCTTTCTAACTCCTTAAAAAAATAAGAGGGAAATCTCCCTCTTAAAGAATTGCTGTAGTGTCTGCAAATGCATACTGTACAGCCTTTTGTTGTGCTTCTGTCAAAGTTGCGTATCCATCAACTGGTTTCCCGTCAATGGTCATTTCGGTTGAAACCGTGACAAGGTCTTCAACGTTTGCTGGAACTTCCCAGCTAGATAGTGATCCTTGCATATATTTAGCCGGGTATTTTTCACCTTGTTTTTTACCCGCCAAATCAATTTCCCAAACTTCTAACTTAAAACCGTCCAAAACAGACTTTTCAAGCATAAGATTGAGCTCATCACGGCTGGATACAGCTTCAAGTTCCAATGTGGCTTCAAGACCACCGTCGCTTGTTACAGCACCGTCTTTGGTCTTTTTCACATCATTTGAACGTTCATATTTTAGCTTGTGTTCAACTTGCAACGCTAACTTTGCAGCTGCAGTTTTGTCTCCAAGTTTGCGAAACATCAAAATTTTATCTTTACCATACATTTTTTTAATTCCTCCTAGTGAAATTTGAATTTTAAATCAAGAATGCCATGATAAAGCATTTCTTGAGTAGAATTGTCTTTTATGATTTGTGTTGGACTAGATAAATCCATTGACCACTTTGTCCCATTAATCTGCTTAATCGTGGAAAACTCGGTCATTAGCTTGCCAATCCAATCAGACACCAACTTCCTATCATCGATTTTTCCCCACACATCAACCTGAACCGACACCGCACCGACTAAGTAAGATTTAGTGGGTTGTGGCACAATTTGAGTGTATGAAACCACCATAAAAGGGTAAGACGTGCCGTCTGGCGGCAGAAATGGATAGGCAGTCAGTCCTAATTCGTTTGACCGCTTAATCAGTTCATCATGGATTTGTTGGTCTGGTTGTTTAATCAACAATTGCAGCCCTCCTTAATTCCGCTATAAATTGCGGTTCGATTTCATCCATTGCTGGTTTCATAAATGGCTGTGCTTCCATAAAACGCGTCCCTTTTTCAAGATATCCAGAGTAATCTGTGCCGGCTTCAACTTTAGCAGCGAAGCCACCGTCAGTTATTTCAAGGCTGATTCTTCGCACAGTTGCTCCTGTTGCATACCCCTTAGTAAAGACAGCATGCCTTTTAGCTGAGCTTTGGAGTTTCCCGCCGAAATTCTTCACAATCGCTTTGTGAGCCTTCATGTTAGCGGCGGTCTGCAGGGCTTTTGTCAATGGTTCAGAGCCTTTAATAGTTAATTCAGCCATTTTTTACCTCGCTTACATAAAAAGCAGTCATGCCATTAGCGTGATTGGGCTCTCTGACAATATAAAAAGGCTGATCCTCTATCAAAATACGGATAACCTTATCTTTACATTGCCTAACCCTCACAACCTTAGTAACTTCTTTTAATTTATCACCAAGCAAATTCTGCAACTGTGCGCTGGGTGGTCCAATGTTACACGGGACTACCTTTGTCACTTCACCGCCACCTACCATTTTCCCTAATTCAGCGTCATAGTGCGGTTTTTTGCTTGACTTGATAATAAGTGTGCAACGCTTATTCATTCTCATAACATTTTAAACCCCGCTTGGAAATCGCTTGAAAATTGCCGTTGAATAACTTTGTCATAAACAGCAAAGTCATCAATCTCAAACGACATATTCAACCCTTCCACATTTTGGGAAGCCATGCCCTCAGAACCAAGTTTGTTGAATCTTTTGACCATAACTTCCACAATTATGTAGTTTAATTTTTCCGGAATGTTATCTTGCTTTGAATAAGCCTTGAAATGCGCTTCTGTTAATTCTTGAATAACAGACAAGAGATTATCTTGCAAGTCATCCTCAATACCTAACAGAGCTTTTACTTGCTCAATAATCGTCATGTTCTTATCCCTCCAATGCGTCAATCAAGCTTGCTTTATCAAGTCCAGAATAGCCTGTCACGCCATTTTCTTTGGCAATCCCTCTTAGTTCCTGTACTGTCAAATCAGACAACGCAGAGGGTTTTTCTGTCGTCTCCGCGATTGCTTCAGGAGCTTTTGGGTGATGCCTACGTAGCAGCATACCCATTAGCCATTACCCCCGAATTTAACAACTTTTGTAGGGTCGTACAAGTAGACACCATAGTGCTCATCACCAGTGATAACAGTTGTCTTTTTCAAAATGTCACGGTCTGTTTCAATCACAACTTCACGTTTGAGATTGATAACAAATGCACCGTATTTAGCAGCGTCTTCAGTATCTGTTTCATCAGCTGAAATTTTAACAAGGAAACCTTTGCCTTTATCAACTTTTTTGGAACGCACGATTTGTACGCCTGAAACTTCTCCAAAAGTTCCGCTTACGACAACATCAGCCCCGATTTCAGAGCCAGCAAGCCAGTTCTTCCCTGCATCTGATTTCAATTTGATTGCGTCTTTCGGATTGATAATAGCTACATAACGTGCATCATCTTCATCTTCAAACACTTCCAATGCTTTATCAATATTAGCAACCAATGTTGGGTCTTCTGCAATAAACTGCGTAGCAGTAGCAGCTACAGCCGCAAGGTCGTTATCAATTTTGTTTGCGATAGCGAGAGCAATCTGATGAGTAGCTTGGCCTAACGGATCTCCATAGCCTGACAAAACGGCTTCATCAGTCAATTCAATACCTTTACCGGCTTTCTTGATAGTCATAGTAGACTTAGCTGTTGTCAGTTGGTCTGGCTCGATTGCTACACCTTCAGCAATTTCTTTGGCGTCGCCAGAATATTCCCATTTAGGCACTGTAATAGTTGTTCCCGGTTGACCGACAAGCGCACGTTCGACGTAAGCAAGCGGTGTGAATTTAATCATTTTTGGAAGTTTAGCCGATACCATATCGGCCATTACTTCTGGGTTAATCATTTGAGCGATTTTCGTTTGAGTCATTTTATATTATCCTTTCAATTTTTCATAAAGCTCTGGGTCACTTTGCTGCAATTCGTTACGGCTCTTGTAACCCATACGGTCAAATTGCTCTTTGGTAATAGCCCCTGCTGTTGATTGCTCAACTTTGCGAGGCGTCTTGCCTTTGAGCATTTCACTGACTTTCTTGTCAGCAAGGTCATTCACTAGGCTTGTAAAGTTCGTCACAGCTTCCTGCGTCTCTTCTGCGTTGTCTTTCACGACAAAGGATAGGATTTCATCACTGGTTACAACCCCAGCCTCAGAAAGCATTTTAGACGCTTCTTTTTCAAGCCCGCTACGATTGATTTTAGCTTCTAATTCAGCAATATAATCGGCCTGTTTCTTAGCTTCATATTCTGCTTTTTGTTCAGCGTTCATCTTGCGCAGCTTTTCGGCTTCATCCATTTTAGCTTTATATTCTTTTTCGGCAGCACGTTTAGCTTTGCCTTTTTCTTTTTGGATGATAGCGTCAAGTTCCGCTTGTGTAAATGTTTTTTCAGCAGCTTCTGCTTGTTCCTGAGTGCTAGCTTGTTCAGTTCCTTCTTCAACTACTGATGTTTCTTTTGTTTCTTCTGCCATGTTCGGCCCTCCCTTTTAAGTCCTGAGTGGACTGATTGACCTTGGCTTTTAGTGTCTTCAAAGTTTGGACAAAAAGAAAACTGGTTATTTTCGACCAGTTTGGTTTATTTGATTAGGTAGCAGCCTATTCCTGCTAGTCAAGATATTGGAGCACCTCCTAATCTTTAATGGCACGATTTGAAACCTTGGCGTAAACATCCACATAAGTCTCTTTCTTGTCTCCGTTATGCGTGATTTCTGCATAATTTCCACAAGGTGCGCTTGATGTAATTGCGTTCGTACCAACAAGAGATTTCCAGTTTTGCAGGGTCTTGCTAAACCAAACTACAAAGCAGTCTTCTGCTTTGATTTCACGACCTGATAAGCGTGAAAATTCTTGTGATGCCAATTGTTTTGCTTTTTCTAACATTTTTATTCCTCCGTTTTTTCGTATGTTTTTGTAAAAATATCTGGCTTGCATGGATAAAATTCTCCTTGCACACCTTTGATAATGTAGTCACCTTCTGTTGCAATCATCAATCCTTCAAGTGCTTCTATCTTTAAAACTGGATTATCCAAATCAGCATAATCTACACGAACTGGATCCAATCCTAACTCTGACAATTTCAAAATCGATTCTTCCGTATCAACGAACTGAACAGCTTCAATCACAACTGGTTTTTTACGATATTTCATTTTCTTGTTCCTTTCTTTATTCCCTTAATCATTTCGCTAATTAGTGATACGATAACAAAAATTAGCAATAAAAAAAGCAACCATCCAAAGACAATCGCCACCCAATTCCATATAAACACGTTTTACTCCTTTCTTACAATTCTTGTATATTGAGCCTCGTTTTCAAATCGCTCAATCAAAGTCGAGTTTTCTCGGCTCTCTCCCGACAATTCTGACCTTAACCCTTGTCGTGATGTCATTGAAACCTGCATAGTTTTTCCCTCCCTCTGTATTCGTCACTTCCAACACCTCCATTTTCATTCCACGGTGGAGTAGGAGTTCTTTTTCGTCATAACTCAAGCTGTTGTTCGTTCCAACGTACGCCCCATTAGTTCCTTTCGGAACTTCGATATCATATATAATTTGGTGATTTCTATTAAAATTATCCTTAATAGCTTCCAAGTCCAATGTCGTTGACATGAAGCTGTCTTGTATCAATGTATCACCTGGTTTTAAATTGATAAATTCTTTATTTGGATAGTTAAACCCGAATTTCCTATACGCTCTTAAATCTCTTGGAATTTCCCATTGAGATAAACTTTCATCCAGTGTCTTTACCATCATCACGCCGGTCTTATGTCGATTTATTTCATCGTAAAAATACTGTTTAGCATCTCTTAATTTTATTCTTTTTTTAGCAGCCAAGGCTTCGAGTTCTTCTTGCGTGAAACTAGTTCTTGGTTTAGTTCTTCCAGAAGCGATTTCATTTGTTATTCCGTAATCATTTTGAGTATAGTTTTTTATGCCATCAATTGGAGTTTTTGTGCCACGTTTATATTTTTTATTAAACACGTCATCTGACCACTCTTGCATCTCCTTGATTTCCTCATTTGAAAGATTTTTGTATTTTTCAAAATTAGGGCTTCTAATCTCTGCGCTCGTCTCTCCGATTAAGCTATCTGCGCTTTTCTTAATCAAGCGCTCATATTCTTTTTCGGACATTGAGAAATGCGCTGCTGTTGCACATCGGCAATGCGGATGCATCGGAGCGGCATTCTCTCCGGGCGACATATCGACCACTTTGAAGATTTTGCCGTCTAAAGGTCTGCAGATGTCACATGCTTTAGGCTCGGCAATGTACTCATATTCCTCGTAGCCATTGGACTCATAAGACTGCCGTTCTGCTTCGGTAGCAACTCTAGCTCCCTCTGTTACAGCTAAGCGTTTAGCTTCGCTAGCAGATACCCCAAACTCTTTCCTGATTTTGCTAATCATAGTAGTCGGGTTTCTGCCTTTAAGCAAATAGTCTTCTGTCATTCGAGCTACAATGCCCCTCAAAGCGTCTTGTCGTTGCCATATACGATTAGACCATTTAGCACCTTTAAATGGAGTGTTTAGGGTTGTTTGAGCTACCTTTTCAATTTGACTAGATGAAAGCACCGAACGACCAAGCAAGCCAGACTGTGCCTTTAGTGCTTGGGTATATTCATCATTCAAAAACCGCTCTGTCACCTTATGCTCTGCGTCACCTAAAGCAACCATTTCCAAGTCGAGCTGATACTGTAGTAATTCCAAGCGGTTCATCTTCATTTTGAGGTTGTAAAGACTCAATTCAGAGTTTGCTTTGGCTGAAAAGTCCTTTTCGGCAACATAGCGCTTAGCTTTTTCCTCAAATGCCTTGACATCCATTTCATCAACTCTAGCTTTAACCTCTGATAAAGGCAAGTTGTTCTTACTTGCGTAGCGTTCTGAAAAGGCTCTAATTTCTTTTTCTAGCTCTTTAAAGTGATAGTTGTACAATCTTGTCATCTCGTCAGATAACGTTGCGTCACGCTCCATTCTGGCTAACTGCTCAGCTTCTATGCGCTTCTTCCAGTAATCATTGACCATCTGCAATCACTTCCTGACTGCTAACATCCAAGTCTTTATCAGCCACACGTTCATTCAAGGCGATTTTCTTGGATAATAGGCTGGAACTTTCTTCCTCTTTTTCCATTTTAGCCAATTCTTCTTGTGGGTTATCCACAATTGACAACACAGATAGCTTTGTCTCGTTAGACACTTGACCTGATAATTGACCAACAACTTGAGCTTCTTCCAAAATGTTGCGCGGTACGTTGCGCGTGAATTTATACTTGATACCAGTCCAGCCATCGCTCGGAACAGTTGCCATAGGCACATTGAAGATAATCTCATACAATCGATTAAAAGCAGACTGCATTTTGCGGTCTTTCATTTTGGCCAGATTATCCATCGATTGCAGCTTAAAAGCCAAAGCCGTACCCGAAGTATTGCCAAAGTTTTCTTCTGACATATTTGCAACCATTGAAACCGCAAAGATGGAATCTTTGAGCAATGCAATCAGATTCTCTTGAGTTGTGTCTGAGTTCGGCTTTTCCAAAAAGCTAACATCGGGCAATGTGCCGTCAGAACCGTTTTTCCACAAGTTAAAAATGCGATTTTCTCTGATTTGGTCAGTCATGCCATCTTTGAGTTCCACGCCAACGATTTTTAGATAAGCATCCGCGAAATAGTCAACATCATTAGCTTTCTCACTTGCTGCTTTGTTTAAAGCGTTGATTAGAGTTTTGACGCTGTCAAAGATACCTTGACGTTCTTCATTTTCAATCAGTTCAACTACTGGCAATTTGCCATAAATGTGTTGAGCTCGTTCTCCAAAAGTCACACTTCCGCCCAGCTGGACAACGATGTCAATGACTTCATCAGCAGTAATCACTTGACCATAACCAGTCGTTTCTCCTTCGTTAAAAGCGTATCTAACAGCAAACAAAGGATTCTCTTCAATCGTGTTGTCATGGACAATGAACATATTGACTGGACTGTTATAAGTACATCTCGTGTTTCCTTCTTCGTCCTGATAGATGTACAAAAATGCATGACCGAAAATATCCGACATTTTAGCCAACTCAAACTCTGTGTCTTCCATGTCGTTGATTTTTCGGAAATTTGCAATAAAATCAGAGATAATCTCTTCATCGTGCGTGATTTTTACTGGCACGCCAATCTGATAGCCACTAAATGTGTCGACAATATATTTTGCATAGTTAATCACTAAGCGATTATCGGGCTTCCAAGCCTCTTTTTTAACACTTTTCAAAATCTCGTGCTTAGACATATACATATCTTCATTCTCAATGTAGCTTTTGAGCAAATTTGACTGATGAAGTTTAACAGCCTCTGACACTAATTCTTGTGTCACTTCTTCTGCTGATGTTGTAAATAACTTGCGCTTGTTTAGACTGACTAGCGTCATCAAAAGCCTCCTTTAAATACTTTAATTCGGCTACCAATACCCATAATTTTTGAATAGATAGCATAGCGTAGAGCGTCTAACACATCGTCAAATTCCTTTAATGGTTCGTCCTTTGTGCTATTTGACTTCCACTTATATTGATAAATTTCATCAAAAAAGCGAGGTATGACACCACGCTTGATAAATAATTTTTTCTCTTTAAACAATTTGGCTATAGTTTCAATTCCAGCAATCACAGACTTATCAGCATTGACTGTTTCAATTCCTTCGTTGTTAAAGCGGTCAACGTGTTCAGGTCTTGCTGAATCTGCGTAGAATGTGATGCCTCCGTACTTCCCTTGAAATTCTTTGGCACGTCTTACCCACCAATCAATCTCTTTGTGTTTATCGGCAATGCCGTCCACAAGATAGTAATTGCCTTGACTATCTTCTCCGACAATAACAATAGAGCCATAGTGGTCGTATCCCCAGTCGATACCGGCGAAGTAATTGACTATATCTGGTAGCACGTCTACTTCGTGGACATCTTTGTTATAATCTGCATAGATAGCACCTTCGGCAATTGTCCAACGACCGTATATACCGCGGTCGGTAAACATTCCAGACGGAGTAGTTGCTATCAAGTTATCAATATAACGTTGATTTAAAAAAGTGTTATCAAACAACTCAAAGTGATTCGCAATTATTCTCTGATTATCTGCCTTATCAATATAATCAACTTTAAGCCAATGCTGCGGGTTGTCGGGATTGGTATCGCAAATAATGCGAGCGCCAAAACCAGAGCAACGCTTGATAATTTCGTCAAATACTTCTTTGTTTGCCAAAGAAGCTTCGTTGATGTATGCACCATAAGCCGTCATCCCGCGAATCGAACGGAGACCAGCAATCGAACCCGTAAATGTTGTGACGACATATACACCAAACAACGTAAAATTCCCATGCTTGTCAAATTTAAAGGCGAGGTTGTACTTATCTTCTAATTCTCGTAGAATGTTTGTGTTTAACGTACCGCCGCTAACAGCAGCCAAAATATACATTGGCTTATTGACACCTTCGGCAGCCGCGTTCGCTTTAACTCTCAAAAGTTCTTTGAGAAATAGGTCGTTATTTAATTGTGTCTTACCAGCACGAACCGCGCCATGATTTATCAGCATGAACCAGTCGCTGCGTTTTACACGCTTCAAAATGTCAATTTGCTTCTTCGTGTACAAATCAGTCAGACTCATCTAGCACCTCATCTAGCTTGCGGAAATAAGAAGCTAACACGTCCTCAGTCGTATCCTCGCCAGCAAGAAGTTGTTCGTGTCTATCGTTATCAAGCTTCAACTTCTTAATTCGCTCACGTTGTTCTTTTTTATCGAGCGAGTCTTTGGTGTCAATAGAGGTTAGTCTAGCAATTTGTTCAAAAGCTCGGACATTGCCTTTCATAGCTTTTTGCATCATGACCATAGCTAAAGCCATCTCATTTGTTGCTTCAAATCCGAATTCTTCGAGTTGTTTTCTAACATTCGGGCTGGCAACGTCAGCCTGCAAGATTGTTTCAAAAGCCTTTTTTAAATTAGCTTTTTTTCTACGAGCTTTTCCCGAAGCGATACCACCCTTTGACGCCATTTCTCTCGCTTCGCTCTTGGTTCGTTTGCTTGTCGGTATCAAGTTTTCTTCATTTGCCATCGCCTCACTTCCTTGCTATACATTCTTAAAAATTAGATCAAGCCCCATTCTGCTAAAACCTCGAAACCGCCAAGATGTTTTACAAACTCTTCAGCAATCTTTACAATTTCGGCGTATGGTCGACCGTCTACAACTTCGTCGCCAATCGCGCAAAAGATTTTCTTTGTTTCGCCAGTTCGTTGTGCTTCCAAAAATGCGTATATGTTGACTGAGACATCAGCTTTAGATAAATCTTTTCCATGCAGCCCTCCGCCAGTCACAGATTGCGCCATATCAGAGCCTAGCTTTCGATTTGTCGCGCCAGTATCAACATCTGTTCCACCAGACCAAAAGCCGAGTGGATTAAAAGTCAAATTATATTTTTTAGGTACTTCAACTTCCAAAGCCTGACTTTGGTAGACAATCAAATCGTTTCCGTTAATAATATATTTGCCGTCGCTGTTAAATTGTTTATATATTTCTCTGGCAAGTCGCGCCAATTCCCACTCTTCGCGAGCAACGGGGACTCCCTTGAAAATGCCATTGTCACCACACCTTATCGCCCCGTTTTGGTTTTTGTTCAATTCAACGTCTTGAGGGACGAGAACGAAATCCAAATCAACATTCCCAGCGATTCGTTTGACAATAGTTTCTGCTTCACCATAAGTGATTGCGGTGTCACTTTCTACGATAATTCTTTCTCAACAATTTGCATATTTCCTCCAAATAAAAAAGCACCAATCGGTGCTCATTGCTATTTAAATTTGTTAATCAGATTTGCGTTGACATAGCTTTCAAGGATTTCTTTGTCAAATAAGTCTTCGTCAGTTCGTTTCCAAACCTCCAGCATCTCTTTACAAGACTTGCCGCTCGGATTTATCAAAAACGCATAAGTTCGAGATAAGAAAGCGTATTTTTGGCTACCAGAACCAGCTGCTCTCAAATCTCTTTCAACATTTGCAGCTTGATGATGACCGTACAACGCGTTATCAATCAGCAGTCTTTCGACATTCGAAAAAGATATGTATAAACCAAATTCGTCAAGATTGCTAGTTAGATATCGTTTGTTGTTAGTATTGTATAATTTTGAAACGATGTCTGAAACTAATTCAACATAAGAACTTACAACAGCTACATTATTTCCAACAAAGCTTCCGACAATCGTTTGAAAATTCATTTTATCATAATAACCATATTCTGCTTTAATTTCATCTTTCAATTTTTTGAATTCGCTCATGGCGGAATCGATATTAACTTTTGATAGTTCAAAGATTCTATCTGCTTCGCTACCATAATAATGAACACGTTCTCTGATTTCTGCGCCAGAATAAACTTCTTTGTCAAATTTAAAAATCTTTAACATAATTTCTCGCTTCCTTTAAAAAAGTTACTAATATTATAACTCTTTTCGGAAACAAAGTTAATAAAAAGCCGAGGCTATCTGCTCTCGGAATTGATAATAGTATTTGGCGTCAAGACTGCACAGACGCCTGTTATACGAATGGAGATACCAACTTTCTTTTTTTTATAGTGCAGTCTATTTGTTTTTTTGATAGTACTATATTAGCACGCAACCTGCTCGCATGCGTATGCAATTAACTGCTATTTGTTGGAATCATTCGCATTTATTCGCATTCGTTCGCATTCGTTCGCATTTTGCCGCATGCTCTCAAATATATTGTTTTCGTACGCTGATTTTAACTCCTGTAACGCAGTTATTTGCTTATTTACTTTTTCAATAAACCAATCATTGTCATCCTTTAATCTCTGCAAAAGCTTGACGGCATTTATTTGATATTCCATATCTGGGACTTGTATTTCAATTTTGGACAACATATTCAAATCCAAACCCGGCAATGTATTTCCTTTTTTACACGAAGAAATGTTGTTTTCGTTTTCACAAAGCCAGTGATACAAATACATTTTATCGATCATCTCTTTTGGTTCAACGCTGAAATTTCCACTCTCTAACCAAAAAGGAGTATCATGAAAATAAACTCTCCCAACCGTCCCTTTGCCAGTCAATCGAATTGTATTAGCTGCACAATTAAAATCATCTGTATAGCCAATTACAGAACCTGCGCCATATATTGGATATTCCCCATCATTTACTTTATTGATTCTCTTTCCTTGAATTAAATCACAAACTTCTAGCAATTTATATGTCTTTACTTCCGTCATGCTTCACTTCCGAAATTATACATTAATGCGTACGTGTCCAATAACTCGTGTGCTTTAGCTATAAAAGCCAGTAAGTCAATATCCGCATTAAACATTTGAATTACTAGCAATTGACTAGCTAAATGTTTTTCTAAGTGCTTTAATGCAATGTCATCTAATTCTTTATTAACTGCATCTATATCTATCTTTTCTTTCTCTTCAACGATTCTAGGCGTTTCCCAACTTTCAAAATCTATTTTCCAATTATCTGACAAAAGACTTGATCTTGCTTTGCAGTCATAAATTTCTCTCGTGCAATCATTACTCGTTTTGTTTTTATCTATAACGATAAATAAAACATCAATACTCGTATCGTCAAAAGCGTTCTGTATAACGTTTAATTCTGCAAGCTGGTTTCCTATCAATTCCCTGAATTTCTTTTCGGTACCTCGATAAGCAACGCCGGGAAATAAAATATAAAATGCAAAACGCTTTGTGTATTTTAATGATTTTAATACGAAGATGTCATCAACTTTTCCCGACTTTTTCCAAGGAAAATCTTCTTGTATAGCGTTCTTGTCTTCTTCTGGCAAACCCTTAAATGCTACGGAAAAGGGCGGATTCATAATAACGCAGTCTGTGACAATGTCATTTCTGTAAGTAAAGAAGCTTTGGTTGCTGACTTTGCTTGTTGGGAAATTCTTTAAAAAGCTTTCACAAGATTCTTGCTGAATTTCAACTCCGTACACCTTCTTAGCGTGGACATGTTGTTCTAATTGCCCGCTGCCGCAGGCTCCGTCAAAAACAATTGGATTATTCCCGACGTATTTTCGCACTTTTTTTGCCACGTATTTTCGCAATTCTTGCCCTGTTATGTATTCAGCGAATTTGTTCGCTTTCAATCTGTTGTTGTGTTCTTCAAACGTCAACTATATTACCTCCTCCAGTCTCTTTCTCGCTTTAGCTAACTTTCTGTAAAACGTACTCATATCATATTGCTCTTGTTCGCATATATCATATCTATCTATATGCTCAATATATAGCATAGATAGCAGGTTTCTGCTTTGATAATCTGCTACAGCGTCTATATAACTTTCCAGCTCTGCACGCAGTCTAATAGCCTCAACGCTTTTCTTTTCGATGTCATCTTTGACAGTTATTAACTCAACATAAATGTCATCTTGTTTACGTTGTACACCGCCCTTTACTTTATCTGCGCTCCATTTAGACGTGGATAAAAGCGAAGCTTCAATTTTATTTCTGCGTCTAATCAAGCCATCAATGTATGCGTCTATGTGCTTCAAACTAATTAAAATCGCCTCAACCTTATTCACACTCGTTCCCCTTTATGTTATAATAGTGTTGTGAAATTTATAACTAAAGGGTCGGCTGTGTGCTGGCTTTTTTTGTTTCACGACTTATCAAGATTAAGGCCGTCGACTTTAATGCCTCTGAATTTGCAAACAATCATTTTATCACCTTTACTTTTCGTGAACCGTCATGTATGGTTCTCTTTCTTTTAGCAAGCCACATTTTCGGCACTTAACAAAACGCGTGGTTGTAAATGGAAATGTGCCAGGTTGCACAACGTAATAATGCTTGCAGAAGAAACTTCTTGTGCTCGTTACAATTCTTTTGAAAAATGTTCTTGATCCATATTTTATTTTGTCTAAAAAATCAAACATCTCTTACTTCTCCCGTAACTCTATTTTCTTTGCTCCACAAAACACAATACGGTTTCGACTTTCCGTTTGCGTAAAACTTACAGCAAGAATATTCCCATTGACTTTTTTGTGTACGGATAACGCTTTGGTCTGTTTTTCATTATCCTACCTCTTTAGTTTCAACTTTCCAGCCGAGCTGTTCAGCCACCTTTTCAGCTTCTGTTTTGCTATCAAATTTCTTGGCGCAATCTTCATAGCCAATCATGTCATCTAAGATAACGATCGCCCTTGCATCGTCCCAACTTTCAAAATAGCAGTGATTGCCGTCTGTGACGATGTATACCTTATCTTTCTTAATTTTGTAGCCAAACAACCACGCTTTGCCGAGATTATTATAAGCGTTGGGAACTTTTCGAAGCCAGGTCTCAATTCTTTCGTCATCAATAAAATGTCTATCGAATATGTCGCCCATTGGAGAATTTATACTCTTATGATATTCAATGTGTTCTGCCACAAACCATGGAATTTCTGGCTTTTCTGATTCTTTCTTAAATTTGTAAATTTCCGGTACAACTTCACAATGTGTTTGCCCGTAAATATCTGTATATTTTATCTCCGCACTTCTATCTGATAAACTAACTAATTTTACTGGTAGAAACCATTCTGTGCCGTGTACTTTGTAAAATTCTGTTGTCATTTTATTTCCTCAATTTCTATGACTTTCCAGCTCTCCAAATTCTTTGCCGAAGTTGACAAAGTACGAGCCTATTAAGATTGCGTCCGCTTCATCATCTTTGACAGCCTTATTAAACTCTCGCTCGACAGTCTCGATAGATTGTTTTTTCATTGATTTCTTGCTGCGGTCTTTGTAGCTAAAATTCCAGTATTTGCGCCACGTAGAAACATTTACAAAGTAAATTTCGTCAGCTACCAATCGCCCTAGAATCATTCCTGTCACAATCCCGATTTTAATCATGGATTGCTGATTTGGCCCCATGACGCTATTCTTTTCAACCACAATATCTTCAAATGGCTTGTCATACTTTTGGAGCGCTCTTAGCTGTACCGTTTTCAGCTCGCTAGCCATGATTTTGGCTCGTTCGTAAAATGATTTTGGTTTTGGTTTGATTACTCCACTCCGAACAAGGGTTGAGCCGTCGAATACAGCCCAGCCCGTTCCGGTAGTAGAGACATCAAGAGATAATGTCAAGTTGCTCATTGCAGCTCTCCTTTTAGACCACAAAGGTCAAAGAGATTTTGTTTATTTGATTCAATATATTCAAAAAATGCTTGCAACTCAGCGAGCTTTCGCTTTTCTCCCTTAACGCCCAAACTGCTATTATATTCAGTGTCTTCGTTCGGTATAGCTCTAATATCTAACCAGTAGAGCGGTTCAAATACATTTCCTTCTGTATCAAGAGATGTGTCTGCGTCTTGATTGCGAAAGACCGCTTTTATATCATACTCAATCATGTTTTCAATTGTGATTTCTTTGTTCTCAATCTCAATGACAATTGGGGTTTTGGGTACGTTTATCTTTGTTATCATTAACTTATTTTCCTTTTCAAAAATCGCAACTGCCATTTTGTGAGATTTGGCTAAATACGGACAGTCGCTATATTCGTCCGTTAATCACATAATTGTAAACTAACGCTTTCTAGTTCGCTTTTATAGTCGTTCACGGGACTTTTTATTCTGATAATTGATTAGGTATCACAATATGGATGCCCGGAGCGGTTTCGTGCATACCAATATCAATCCGCTTCGGCCCTGACACATCATAACCAGCTTCTTCGTATTTTATCCCCAGTTGTTGCAAAATTTGGTTTATTACTTCTGAACTACTTCCTACTAGATTCGTCAAAAATAGCGGCCCTCGTCCTGACCAAGACGTAGTATTGGGGGCGCCGACTACGACTGAAAAACCTTTGTACGTTTCATTATCGTCTAAAACCGTAATTTCAATTCGTTTGTCAATTGCTTCTTCTATTTTATTAACGTTTTTTTGAATCGAACTTTGTTCTTGAAGCTTTTTCAATTCACTCATTGCTATTACCATTGTCCTTTTCTCCTTTTGTTTTTCATTCTAAATCAATACACTTCTACTCTTTGGCTTAGAGCATTCATCTTGCAATAATCACAATGTCCGCAAGGTTTGGCTTTCTCTTCGCCTCGCTTGACCTTATCTAAGTGCTTAATAAGCATAGACAGCTCTGCTAGCTCGTAATCCAGTTTTTCTTGCGACTGAAACACAATAGCCCGCGTATCTGGTGCTGCCTCTTTGGTCACGGCGTAAATAATCGGGACAAACTCTCGATTGTACTGTGCTTCTAACATCTTCTTGTAAGCTGCCATCTGCAAGACATAGCCCCAAGCCTCGAACCAGCGAACCTGAATATTTCGCCCGCTTGCTTCGTCCTGAACCCATACCATGCTATCAATGTCTGATTTTGTAGTCTTGATGTCCACAAAATACCCTTTTTCGACATTAAGGCAGTCAATCTTGCCTTTGAATTCCACGCCTTCGATGTTTCCTGTGACAGCAACTTCTTTCTGACCGACATAGTAATCCATAAATTGCTTGTCAGCTTCTAGCCTCTCAATCATTCGCTGACCGACCAAAAAGTCAGATTTTAACTGACCTTTGGTCTTTCCGGCTTTTGAAATCATGACCTCTGTGTTTTCATCCATAAACTGCTTATGCGCTTCTGGGCTTTCAAAATAGCTGTGTACCATGT